CGGAGTGAACCGTAACGACGTATCAGCTGAGCGTTGTGAAGAATGCGACGAACCGATTCCCGAGCCGCGGCGCGCTGCCGTTCCCGGCTGCCAGACCTGCGCGGATTGCCAGAGCGTCATCGAATTGAGGAATAAGCAGAGGGGGATTTGATGAATTACAGCAAGTTGAGTGATAAGGAAGTTAATCGAAAGGTTCAGATAGCTTCAAGACTAACTGGTTCAATGACGGGGAGAGGCATCCTAATTGTCAGGGATGGAAAGTGGGAATTCTTCGATCCGTGCAATAAACCGGCAGATGCATGGCCGATTATCACCGCAAATAAAATCAGCATTTACGCAATGAGCGAAGCGGACAAAAGAGGCGGTTGGGGGGCCGAGGCTTTTCATCCCAACGATGCATATAGCTTTAACGATAACCCACTTCGTGCCGCAATGATTGTCTTCCTCATGATGCAGGAGTCAGCCAATGTTCAGGATAATACAGCCTAATACCTGGTACGCCGATCCCCACGGAGCGCCCTGCAAAATCCTCCGCGCTAACCACGAAGTCATCCACTACATCCGCAACGGCCGCACTTGCATTGCCAGCATGGGCCGCTTTCAGCATGAATTCGAGCCGCTGACCAAAGCACAGGCCGAGCGGATCGCAGAAGAAATCGAAACAGCAGAACACCTGAAGAAGCTGCGTGCCCAGCGCGCGGCATGAGGAGGGTTTATGAAAGAAAAGGTAATCCCCGGATTAAAAGGGGTTCATGTAATAACCGAAGATGGAAAAATCATAAATAAAAAAACAGGGAGGGTAAGAAAAACAACCATAAGCGAAACGGGTTACGAGCGAGTTAATTTCAACTTACCACCTATACAATCAAAGATTTTCAAAGTTCATAGACTTGTCGCGGAAGCCTTTGTTGAAGGGCGCTCCACACTTAGGAATCAAGTCAACCACATTGATGGCAATAAGTTGAATAACCACGCTTCTAACCTTGAATGGTGCACTGGAAAAGAGAATATGCAGCACGCAATCTCCACCGGTTTGGTACCAAGAGACGCCCTCGCAAAGTACAGGGTCCCAAGTAAAGCAATCGCAAGACGTAACGAAAAAATAAGGCTTTTTTACCTCAATAATGATTTTACCCATAGGGAAGTAGCGAGCATTTTTGGCTTAGGAAAATCTCAAGCATCTGAAATTCTGAAAGGGCTAAAACGCCAAACCTCATAAGCATTTTTGCTTGGAGTTCACCATGCATTCAAACCCCATGAACTGGCTCATCGCCGCGCTTATCGCACTGGGCGCTCTCATCTCATTTCTTCACGAACCGGAAGGTGTGCAATGGCTGCTTTTAATGTGGGCGCATTAGTCCAGAAGAAGACCGGCGGTATACATGGCGTGGTGGATAGGCAGCTGGAGCCGGAAGGCGACCACCCGAAAGCCTGGGTGCGATGGGATGACGGCAATTATTCAGTGCACGCGGAAAACGAATTACGCGCGGCCACACCTGAAGGCCCGCAGTTTTATAAAACAATGTCATAGGAGGGTAGATGGTTACAGCAGAGCCACTCACTGCGCAAAAGGCAGCGAAACTCCTGAAAGTCTCACCGAGAACTGTCTACCGGCTTATCGACTCGGGGCAGTTGGCCGGGAAGAAGATCGGGAACAAATACCGAACGACCGA